TGAAAAGTCGAATTGGTAGTATTATATCAAGTTGCGATGGAACCGGAATTCCATCATCTACGTGTAATGTAAAATTTGTGCCAGATTCATCTGATTATATTACATATAAAAAACAACGTGCAATTGGACAAACATATAATGATAATAAATTTGGAGGCGATCAAAATAATGCATCATATGTTCCTTTAATGGCAGTTAGGCGTTAATAATATCAATGCAAATCGCATTTTATACTAAGAATGCATAAAAATTTTATACTACTATAAAATTTTTATTTTAGAATTTATTATATATAATGATAACAGGCATTTTGCAAGGAGTATTAGGAAATCAACTGTTTATTTTGTTTACAACTATTGCATATGCAATTCAAAATAAACATCCTGTTTTATTTCAATATAATAAACAATTAACAAATGGGGGTGTAAAATATACATATTGGGACACATTTTTGAGTGCCATAAATGATTTAACTACAAATACTATTATCACTAATGACATAAAACATAAATTTATACAAATAAGAGAATATAAAGAAGGTCAATATAATGAATTACCTAAAATTACATTAAATGAATCCGCAATTTTATATGGGTATTTTCAAAGTTTTCGATATTTCCAAAATGAGTATTACGAAATATCACGAATGATTGGAATTTATGATTTACGATATAAATATAATAATTGGTTTTTGAAAAATGGTTTGAATAAATTGACAACAATTAGTATGCATTTTTGTATAAGTGATTATAACAAATTAAATATTGTATTGCCATTTGAATATTATAAAAATAGTTTACAATTCATATTAAATGATACAAATATTTTAAATATTACTATTTTATATTTTTGTGAAAAACGGGATTTAATTGAGGTTGAGCGTAATATTTCAATACTACAAAATACATTTACAAGTTGTAATTTTAAATATTGTAATTTAGAATCTGTTATAACTGAAAAAATGTGTAATATATCTGTTGATAATAATAATAATGATTCATTAAATCAAATCGTAGGAAATTCAAATGATGAAATTATTATTATGGGCAATTGTAAATATAATATCATAGCAAATAACACATTTAGTTGGTGGGCAGCTTATATTGGATATATGGAGGATTTACCATATTTAGAACATATTGTATGTTATCCATCAAACAATAATTCTGATTTATATCCAAAATCATGGAATAAAATATAATAGTAAATGATAATAGTAAATGATAATAGTAAATGATGCAAAGAACATGCATAAAACTTTTCCGTTAATTTTTCAAAATGGTCGGTTTATTGGTGGTTATAGTGAATTAGATGTATTATTACAACAAGTTATACAATTGTAAGTTAAAATAAATAATCATATAATAATATATATGATATCATTATTTCCTATTCGAAATCAACTCAATAATGGTATTTTATCTGGAAATAGAGCAATGCCACAAAAAAATCTAACATCTAATAATGATAGCAATTTTTCAAATAATCGACATGCATATATAGAAAGTCATTTTGAACAAACACAGCCTTTAGTAAAACAAGATAATCATACTATTCTTGGACAAAAAAAGTTGTCAATCAACCATGTTTATGCGGGACAAGCATCGACTGTCCAAAAAAAATGGATAGGTGGAAATCGAGATGCGTCTAATATTATATCAAAACGACGTATTAATTCGATTGGGTCGAATTCATTAAACGCATCCGGAACCCCCATATCATTTAATACTGTTTTAGATAATAATACAGAAAGACAAGCATACCATAGAGTCCGAAGTGGCGGATCAACAGTTCCTGCAAAATGCACGAATAAATATCTAAATGCACCAATATTTCATTAATATATTAGTTGTTTTATCAAATATTTTATTGATTTAGCAACATAATTTATACTATATTATATATAATATAAAATGAATCAGTATTTATTTGAATTTTTAGGAACAATGTTCTTTGTATATATTATTTTAGCAACCGGAAATCCATTAGCAATTGGTGCAGCTCTTGCATTGGTTATTTTATTAACAAGAAATGTATCAGGTGGACATATTAATCCAGCAGTTTCTATAACTATGGCTGCTGCAGGAACATTGCCTACATCTGAATTAATTCCATATTGTATTTCTCAAATTTTAGGCGGTTTAGTTGCACTTGAAATTTACAAAAGATTTAAACTTTAGACTGTTGATGATTTTATACAATTAACAATTTAGTTTATTGTAGATTTTGTATTGATAAAATACAAAATCTAATTATAGTATATATATGAACGTAATAAACTCAGTTTTAAACAAAACTAAAAAAGTTTTAGACAAGTTATTCAAAGGTGGATTTATTTCAAAAACTAAACAGCATTATCATACAAAAAATAAACGTAAACATACTTATAAACGTAAACACGCTTATAAACGTAAATAAGTTTATAATTATTTATTTTTTACTAGTAATCTGTAAAAAATATATAACCCAACAATAGTAATTGACCCAATATAAAATTTAGTAACAAATTCGGGTTCTTGGATATTCATATTTTTTGTTATGTTTAAATTTATATTATCAAATGATTCTTTCACAGGGGTAATCGAGTCAAATTCTTGTATATTTGAGATTTGTCCAAGATCTAATCGGTCTACATTTATAACATTATCGGTTAATGCAACAAAATTTTGGTTAGATGAATACATCTTAGATTGCTGAATTGTTGGGGAAGGTTCAATCACAAAATTTGTCAAAGTATTTCCTAAACTTGGTAAAGCAACCGGTATTTTTGTTATGTATGCAGAATTAAATGTGGATGGATTCATATAATATAATACTTTATAAAATTGATTATAAAAAATACAAAAAAGTATTTAATTATACTTGAAACAAATATGACTTTTTCGAAAATGAATGTTGGCAATTTTATTAAAGATATTGTAAAAATGGATAATATACATAGCATTTTAGAAAAATGTAAAACTCAATCAGAAAAAGGTTTTATATTTGAACGGCTATGGGATATAGTTATAAAATTTTGGGCATGTGATCAATTTCCAAAATCGGATTTTATTCATATGACAGGTAATGTAAATTTAGCAAATTTAAAAGAATTAAAAACATATACAGATTATTTGAAAGAACCCGTTTGTAGTGGAAACTCGAGCGGTTCATCCGACATTTCATTATATAATAAAATATCAAAAACCCATATATTTATTACATCTAAATTTCCAAAAACACAAATTGATATTACAAAACAAAAATCAGTTAGTTATTATGATATAGATACTATAGTTAGCGTAGTGAATGATAACATATTTGTATATGATAATTATGAAATTTATATGCTTGTTCCAGACAAAACATTAGTATTAGAAAAAGTAAAAAATGCAAATAAATCAAGTAAACACATTACAAAATATATGACTGAAAACCATATATTAGATATGAGTAATTTAAATAATTGTTTTTTAAAATTTAAGGCGGGTTATTTGTTGTATACTGAAACTGAATTGATAATGGATAGTTTACAAAACTTGGAATTAAATTATGATAAATTATATTTATCTCCAAAAAGTCAACTAATACCACGATTTCATCAAGAATTTATTTCAGAGGATACATCTATAAATATAGACAATGGTGAAAAAAATCATTTATGGGGAGTAAAATGTAGAGGTGGAAAAACTATTATGACAGGTTCTCTAATTATAAAACGGTTTAACAAATTAAGAAAATTAAATGTTCTTATTATTACACCGGCTCCAACTGAAACCGCACCTCAATTCACTGATGACCTATTTAATTCATTCTCCGATTTCGAGCCATTTCAAATACACAACATTGAGGATTCAAAATTTATACCAAATATAGAAATTGGTGAAAATAATATATTTGTTATGTCTAAACAACTTTTGCAAAATTATATTGATGATAAAACACTTGTTATAATTAAAAATTTACAAATTGATATTATATTCTTTGATGAAAATCATTTTAGTGGAACAACTGAATTATCTAAATCAATTGTTCGGTCTTATTCATCTAAAAATACAAGTCATGTATTTCTAACGGCAACATATAAAAAATCGTTATTAGAATGGAATATTAAACTGGAGTGTCAAAAATATTGGGATATTGAGGATGAAGTTATATGTAAAAGTATTTTATTAAACTATGCAAATATTGAAAAATTAAAAGAAAAACATGGAGAATCAATTATTACAAAAACAATACAATATCTTGTAAATACCAAAGGAATTAGTATAAATGAAATATTTGCACCATATAAAAATATGCCAGAATTATATTTAATTACAACCATGTATGATAATGAAAAATATGATGCTATAAAATCAAATATTATGGGAAGTAAATATGGATTTTGCTTTGATATATTATTTGCACTAAATCCAACAAAAACGCGTTTTCAATATGAATCTGAGGTAAAACAAATATTACGATTTATTTCAGGATCAAAAAAAGAAGTTGATTATAAAATGGGCGATAAATCAATGTTATCGCGAATTAATAGAATATGCTCTGAAAAAGAATCACGTAATCCTTTTACGCAAATATGGTTTTTACCAAGTGATAATATAAATGAGATTTCAATATGTTTAGAAAAACTGATGAAAGAAGACAGCATTTTATCAAAATATGATATATTATGTATTAATCGCAAAAATAAAGAATTAGCAAAATCTGTAAAAGATGATATTTCTAAACAAGAAATAATTGCAAGAAAATCTGGTAAAGAGGGTGTTATTTTATTAGCTGGAAATATGCTTACATTAGGTATTACACTCAATTTATGCGATATTGTATTATTAATGAACAATACACTATCGTCCGATAAAGTTTTACAACAAATGTATAGAGGGATGACAGAGGGAACTGACTTACTAAATCCCAAAAAATACGGTTTTGTAATTGATTTAAATATTAGTCGGGTTCTAAATACGTGTATAAATTACACAGTATATAAAAATAATAATAGTATTGAAGAAAAAATCAAATATTTAATCGAGAATAATTTAATAAATATTGATGTAGATATTATGGAACAAAAACGTATTAATAGTGATGCAATTGTAATAAAATTAATGGAAATTTGGAAATCAGACCCAATCAATAGTTTTAGAACATTATTGCAAAATTTAGAAAATGATTATATTGAATTTGACACAACAACACAATCATTAATTAATCAATCATTTAAAAGTTCAATTAAAGATGATAATATAGTTACAACTATTGTCATTAAAGATGATGACGATCAACCTCAAGTTTTACCATCTGGTAAAACAATTATAAAACTGCCCACATTAACCGAAAAAGAGGATAAACCTGAAATTGAAATCACAGTATCATTTGCAAAAGAGGTATTAGTAAATATAATACCATTAGCCAATATTCTAACATTAAAATCGTCAAATAAAGATTTTATTCGAATGTTAAATGAAATACATGAAAATGCAGAATTATTAGATATATTCGATGATATGTGTTTAATTTGGTGGAATAAGAAAGATTTAATAAATATTATAAAACAAATTATATTAAGATATTTTAATAATAACAGTAATACATATAATATATCAATCCAATTTAAAATGTCATTACAAAGTTTAATTGATACTCCAGATAAACTATTACAATTAATCAATGATTGTTTAAAACCCAAAATTATTGAGAAAAAAAAATTCGGTGAAGTATTTACACCATTACAATTTATTAATAATAATATGTTAGATAATTTAGCAACTCATTATACTGAAAAATATGGAAAAAATATATATGAGGATGAAACTAAAACATGGTGTGATACTACTACCGGAATGGGAAATTTTCCAGTAGCAATATATTATAAATTAATGGACGGATTAAAGTATAAAATAATAAATCAACAAGAACGTAAAAAACATATAATTGAAAACATGTTATATATGGCCGAATCCAATAAAAAAAATTGTTTTATTATAAAACAAGTATTTAATATAAATAATGAATTTAAATTAAACTTATATGAGGGCGATTCATTAAAAATGGATATTCAAAAAGAATTTGGAATATCTAAATTCGATATTATTATTGGAAATCCTCCATATAATGAAGAATTTAAAGGTAAAAATGGATATGCACCCGCATTATATCATAAATTTGTGGAGTATTCTATAGATATATGTCAAATGTTATGTTTCGTAATACCATCTAGATGGTTTTCTGGCGGTCGAGGATTAAACGATTTTAGAAAAAATATGTTAAGTCGAAAAGATATTGTATATATTAATCATTATGATGATGCATGTAAAATATTTGGCAAATCTGTCGATATTAAAGGCGGTGTTAATTATTTCCTAATAGATAATAAATATAATGGACAATGTAAATATAATGGAATAATGATAAATTTAAATGATTGTGATATTCTAATTGATTCAAAGTATTTAACACTAATTGATAAACTTAGTAAATTTCCAAAATTAAATAGTATATATAAGTCTAAAGGTAATTATGGTATTCCGTTAACTGATATTCGATTACACGATATTCAAATGGTAGAAGATATAAAATGTTATGTTTCTCAACAGAAAGGTTTTAATAAATATATTGAAAAAAAATCAATTCCAGATAATAAGTTTGGAAAATGGAAAGTAATTACTCCATCGGCTGCTTATGGCGGATTTAGTGGGTTTGCTAATTTAATAATTGGCAATCCAGATGAGGTTCATAGTGAAACCTATATATCATTTGATATAAATACCGAAAATGAGGCTAAATCGCTATTATCTTATATGAAATGTAGATTGCCAAATATGATGTTATCAATTCGAAAAAACACGCAAAATATAAGCAATACTACATGTAAATGGATTCCATTGCCACCATTAGACAAAGAATGGACTGATTCTGATGTTTATCAATATTATAAGTTATCAGAGGATGATATTAAACTTATATCTGAAACAAATATAGATAGTTATACAAATTTAATTCCTATACATACTAAACCGACAGAAGTTCTGCCAATGCCAATTGTGTCAACTGCTACTAAAATAGATAATGTTAGAATTATTCATAAATATGAAAATCGCGAGGGAGTAATTATTAATAAAAAGTTTATAATTAAGTCCAAATTGAGTGATGTATTAAGCAGTGCATCCAGCTAAATGCATTATTAGAATGCATTCCACTTAACACCGCAGTCATAACTTTACAAAATAATATATATTTATTACACTAGTTTTGCAGGTATTATTAAATACATGCAAAATGTTATATTTATCTGCCATATAAATGTTAAAATTCACTTGACAAATCAAATACATCTCCAATTATTTCTTTATTTGCTAAAGCATATTCTGCATTTGTTCGTTCAAAAAAATTCACTTTAGATTCAATACTAATTAATTCCATAAAATCAAACGGGTTTGATGCCTTGTAAATTTTTTCATATCCAAGTTGGAGCATTAGTCGATCTGCAACAAATTCAATATATTGACTCATCAATTTTGAATTCATTCCGATTAATCTACACGGCAATGCTTCTAAAATAAACTCCTTTTCAATTTTAACAGCATCTTTGACAATTTCACAAATATGAGTTTCTGTTAAACGTCCTTTTAATTTACTATATAAAAGAACTGCAAATTCTGTATGGAGTGCTTCATCGCGTGATATTAATTCATTTGAAAAAGTTAATCCCGGCATAAGTCCTCGTTTTTTTATCCAATATATTGATGCAAAACTTGAACTAAAAAACAAACCTTCAATACATGCAAATGCAACTAAACGTTCTGCAAATGATGATTTATTATCCGAAATCCATTTTTTGGCCCAATCCGCTTTTTTTTGAATACACGGAAAATTCTGTGTAGCTTGGAAAAGTCGGCGTTTTTCAATAGAATCTTTAATATAGGTTTCAATCATTAAACTATATGTTTCACTTTGACCTGTTAAAATACCATTAAAAATTCCTGTATGACGTTTGGGTTCATTAAAACAAAATGTTGGCGAATTAGAGGATATTTGTGTAATATTACTAATATACACTTTTTCTGGAAAATGTTCTATAATTTTTTCACAATAAAATAATAATAACCGTTTTGGTTCAAACCCTAAATTATACAATTTACTTACAGATAAAATATTTAAGATATATTGAATATTATAAAAATCATCAGTAATATTTTTTTCAAGTTTATCTGATATTTCAATTGTGGATTGAACACCCATTGTAGTTAATAATAATTGAATTTCATTTAAAAATAAATGAGATGATATAATTTGTATTATATTAGTGTTTGTTTGTTTATTTAGACTAAATGATCCACATGCATCTACACATCCTTCTAACCATCGCAATTTTGTGTTTAAACTGTAATTAATTGGAACAGTATATTTAGAATGATCTAAAAGATTCGTATTTTTAAAATAAATTTCTAAATTATTTTCTAATGTGGGTGTAGATTCAATACAATTATTGTAAATAAACAACTCCATTTGTGAATAAGTTCCTTCACCACTAATAAATCCTTGAATATATGGGTTTTCAAATATGTCTAAATCTGGCGTATTTATTATTGGTAAATCATAAAATTGCAATACATCACCTATAACTAAATTATGCGTTTTAACTTTTACTAAATTGGGTTCTGTATCTTGTTGTATTAACCATTTATGACCGGGTGTGCAATCTAATTCTAAACCATTTGATAATTTAACCTTATATAATGGTTTATTTCCAGTAAATTCAATTAAAACATCGGTAAATTCGTAACCATTCCAAATATTTACACGTTCATTAACTAATTCGGAAATTTTAAAATATCCTTTGTCAGTTAGTATTTTTGTATTACCTGATACACAATGTATATTTTCCATAGCAATTTGAAAACCGTAAAATGCACGAGCTTCTGATAATTGCACATCTTTCATAAAACGAACTGCCAAGTTTTCCAAGACAATACCATCCGATGCAGCAAAAAATGCCAATATCATAGAAATAAAATAACGCTCATCATTAGTTAAATTTTCCCAATCAATTAAATCTTTGGAAAAGTCGATTTCCTCGGCTCTCCAAAAACAGTCCATTTGTTTTTTATACATTTTCCATATACTGTCATCTTGGATAGGAAACATAACATATCGGTTTTCATCTGGCTGTAATAATACTTCAGACAAATCTTCTATTTTAACAGATATTGATTTGTTATTATTTTCTAAAAATTGTAAAAATTCAGGTTGTTTTTCCAATTCAATGGAATCAGATATAGAATATTTAGACATTGCTATTAATAATATAATATACTATTTATACTAATTTATATATATATAAATGCCGGATTTATGTAAATATAAAGATTTATTTGGAAAACCAAATGAAGGAATACGTAAATATAGAATCTTTGATATTTCATTATTTGATGTTGGTGTTGTTGTCATTTGTTCTGTATTTATTTCATGGTTATTTAAAATATCACTGATTTTAACGTTAATTGTTATTTTTACATTAGGTATTGTAGTTCATCGTATTTTTTGTGTTAAAACTGGTCTAGATAAAAAATTATTTGGATAAAAAATTATTTGAATAAAAAATTATTTGGATAAAAAATTATTTGAATAAAAAATTATTTGAATAAAAAATTATTTGAATAAAAAATTATTTGAATAAAAAATTATTTATGATATGTAAAATAATATAATATCATACTATTTTATAATTATGTCCAAAAAGACTACATATAGTAAATCAATTCAAAATAGTAAAAATGCTATATTATCAAATATGTATCTAATATTGAATAGTCGAATTATATTGTATTTTATATTAATATTATCAATTGCAAATTTGTTTTATTTAGTAACATCATTAAATTATATGTTGGTTTCTATATTTATTTTAGTAGGATTTATTACATCATTTTTTAGTAAAAATATGATTGTTATATTATGTATAGCATTAACTATAACAAATATATTACAATTTGGAGATAAAGCGGCATTAGAGGGTTTTGGTGAGGAAACCAGTTCAAATGATACAAGTGATGATACTAATAGTGATGATGTTAAAAGTGATGCTATTAAAAGTGATGCTATTAAAAGTGATGCTATTAAAAGTGATGCTATTAAAAGTGATGCTATTAAAAGTGATGCTGTTAAAAGTGATGCTGTTAAAAGTAATACTGTTAAAAGTGATGCTGTTAAAAGTGATGCTGTTAAAAGTGATATAGATGAATTAATATCAAAGTCAACTAATACAAATTCAAAAAATACAAACCCAAAAAATATAGATGATATATTAAATTCTTATAAAGAATTACTAACATTACAAGGCAAAATCCAAGATGGTATGCATAATATTAATGGACCATTGACTGAAGCTGAAGATATTATTAAACGTATATCAACTAAAATTGGGATTTCTGTATAAATTATGATATTTATTCTATGCATAATATAAAATGAAATATTTACACAAAGTTATGATATGTTATATAGGAATTATATTAATAACATCCATATTATACATATATACAAAAAAATATAATCCACCAATTCAAGAAGGGTTGACAAACCCTTTTAAAATAATATCCAGTGGAACTAAAGATGTAACAGATAAGGCAAATGATGCAATAATTGGACCAATTAAAGATTTATTTAAACCAATTACAGATTTTGTATCACTATCTACACACTATATAGAAAATCTAAAAACACGGGGAGTAAACTTTCAAAACGCATTTAAAACTTTAAAAACTGCATTAGAACAAGAATATCAAGCAATAACACAAGGTTCAACATTAATAGGGAATGATATTAACAGAGTCGCAAATACATCAACCAATTATATAAATGATTTTTTTATAAAATATCTTACTCCAAGATTTGCATGTGGTATACAAAAAATCCAAGATTTTAATTATTGTTTTTTTTATTATTTAGTGAATTTAATAAAAGAAACAATATACACAATTTTTGTTAGAACACCTGTATATACCACATTATTATTTACAGGTTATGATCTGACATCATATATTAATATGGTATGGGACGGTATCTATTTTATAGATGATATGATTTACAGTTCATTTGAAATACATATTTTACGATGGTCTGATGAAATTATGGATCGTTGTTTCTTATGTAAAAATTTGTCACCATTACCAAATTCAGGTCCAGTTACAAATGCATTCAATAAAATCGGAACAGATACAACAAAAACTGTACCTGCAATGTTTAATAATGCAAATTCATCATTTACACAATTCGAAAATCAATTGTCTACTGCAATTTTAGGAATAGATGCCGTATATACCCCACCATCGCCACCACTACCACCAAATTCAATAAAGACCGTAAACAATACATTTACTAACGCATTAGGTAAATTAAAAAATGAAACTGCTCCTGTAGTAAATACGGTAAAAAATACAACATCGACCATTGGTAATACTTTCAATAAAATCAAATTCTAATATACATTTATTATATAATGGGAAAAAAATGTATACCCGGTGTATTGTGCGTCGAAAATATGACTCTTTTGATTCTAATTATTGTTATTGGTATAATAATATATTTATATTATACTAACCAATCTAAAAATTCGTCTAATATTTATATTGTATCTCCTGCAAATGCACAATTATCGCATAATATTGGGCAACCAGTTACAATGTTTAATTCTGGTATTAAAGATACATTAAATGATGCTTATTCGCCACCTCTAAAAAACACCGGTATTTTTTTTAGGGGAAATTCCGGCGATATTAGGGGACAGCCATTGGTATCCAATCAACCAACTCCTATAAATATACAAACGCGAGGATTTAACCCATCTTATACACAAGTTGGAATATTAACTCGAACCTCCGGTGGTGATATGATATTACCATTAATGGGACGTCAAATTATGAATGGACGAAGTAAAATGCAATATTATACTATATCAAATACAGGTAATTTAAATACTAAATTACCAGTAAGTGTAAATGGTAAAAGTTGCACAGGTGAATATGGCTGTGATGAAATTAGCAATGGAGATGTAATTTATGTAGAGGGGTATAATAATACATTTAGAGCAACCGTGTATGAAAATGGATTGTTTTCTTATATTCCTTAATTACACGGAACCTAACGTATAGTTCTTAAATTCCACCAAATACGGCATTATGTTGTTACTTTTGGACGCTTATTCTGTTCGAACCTTTTACAATATATTTATTATATTATATTTATTAAATAAATGTAATAAATAATAGTTTATAATAATTATTATTTATGATCAATAAAAAATATGTAATTGCAACTATTCAAATTCCAATGGAAATATCTGAATCTGGTAATTACGAATCTTTAATGGATTATGTATCTGTTGAATTTACAAAATGTTCAGAATTACCCAAAAAAAAACCAGATTTAAATACTTCAATAAATGATAGTTATAAAAATATAATTGCAGAATTATTTTCAATTAATAATGAAAAAACTCAAGAACATAATAACATAACATCGGATTTACATTATTCGCAATCAATGACCGATAAAGAGATAAATCCCATCACTCAAACCAGCTTAATGGCGGTTCAAGACGAGGATTTAAATATTCAGCAGTTTAAATTATTTGTAAAACCTAGTGAAATTTTACAAAAAAAACGTAGCAAAAATACATCATTTAAAAGTTCAACCGATTTTGATCGTAAACATCATTTATTTACTGCAAAAAATCGAAATTTTATCTAATTGGATATCGTTCACCCGATTTTATCACTAACGGCTCTGGAATAATTATAGGATTATGAACAAATAAATTTAAACTTTTCAATGATTTATATTGAGGAATAACTTTAATATTGGGTTCAACTAAATTTGTAGATCCTATTCCTCTTAAAAATGATTCTATATCAGTTCCATTATAAGCTAATTTATTATATCCAACTTTACCCGTCAATAAACCATTTCCGGGATATAACGTTTGAACAGGCACAGTTGAATTTTCATAAGTAAAATATTGACTTTGTCCAGTATTGATATTTTGCTCTAATTTGTAATTACCGTCAGTATTTCTATTTCGTGTAGATGCCATTTATTTATATAGTATTTATATTTTATTTGGTTAATTTTTGTTTAAGTGCAATAAATGCAGAATTTGTATTATTCCAATATAGCGGATTATCAATAATTTGTTGTAAACATTGATGAAATAATATAAAATAATCGTATGAAAAAAGAACGGCAAGACCAATTTCCAAGTTTAATGAAAGCATAGTTCCTGCACCATATTCATACAATTCTTTAAATAATGAATCTTCTTTTGTAATTGAATATATATAATCTAACATTATAGATGCATTGGCATTATCATAATCTTGTTCATCAGCTGTTTCTGGATCAATTGTTTCATCTAAAGTTTGATTTTTCATTTGAAAAATATTTCTTAAATCTTTGCGATATTCTTCATTATTTGTATAATTTATAGTAATTTGAGTATTATACATGAAATTTTTAATATATTAATTATGCCTAAATATTTATATTATATTTGTTATATAATATAAATTGTTTTGAAATAAATAGTTTTTACAATATTTATTATTTTTTACATCTGGATTTAGACCGAGATGATCTTGATTTAGACCGAGATGATCTTGATCGTCGTTTTTTAGACTTGGATTTTGATGAACGTCTTTTGCGTCTTCCTCCTATTATTCCTGGTGTTTCTTCTGTTGTTCCTGTTAGTGCTGGTGTTTCTTTTGTTGTTCCGGTTGTTGCTGTTCCTGGTGTTGCTGTTTCTTTTGTTGCTGTTCCTGGTGTTGCTGTTCCTGGTGTTGCTTTTAGTCCTGGTGTTGCTTTTAGTCCTGGTGCTGGTAGTCCTGTTGCTGGTTCTTTTCCTGTTGAGTCTGGTGCTGTTGAGTTTTTTAGTTCATTTCCACCCTTATATAAAGATGATTTAAGACTTGAATGACTCATTATATATAATATATATAATATATATAACGCAATTAAATAGATAATTATTATATTTGCATTGTTTGCAATAAAAAGATATTAATAGGAACGATCGGTTGGTCTACTATTTTTGCTAAAGTTTGCATCCGTATATATATCTCTTGTTGAGGACCCTCCTCTTACCCATCCATCTAAAGCCGCCTCTTCAACCGTAAATGATGGATTATTCACATGATTTGTCATGTTATCATCAGTTGGATAAAGTGTATATCCCATAAAACTTTTATTCATAATTGTTGATACACTTTTTTTATCAGAAACAATTTCACCTTGTTGCAATTTAGATTCAAGAGATGGGTCGCAAGATCCTCTTCCTAAATAAGGAACTGTTAAAAACGGTCGTTGAGATAATACCAATTTATCTAAAGACCGTTCTTGTTCCTTGTTAATTATCAATGACGAATCTGTATCTACAATTGCTGGACTAAATCCCGCAGCACCAATACTACCATCAACCATCATACCAAGTTGTGATGTTGCAAACTGAATATGTGAATTTGATAATGTTTCGCTAAAATAACTAGATAATTGATAATTGGCAAATCGAATATTTTGCAGATTATGCTGACTTTTATCAGTTGTGTCTGAATCAATTCTGCCTAAATTATTAAACATGAAATTGCTTATAGTATTCATAGTAATATTATATTATAATATTATATTATAATTAAGTTTATACCATTGAATAGTATAATTTACATGTATTGTTTAATTTATATGTCTTGCTAAATTCCGAGCACATGCAAATAAATTGCCTTCTTTACACGATACCATACTACCATAACAAAAATCAGCAAAAGCAGATTGATCATTTGGTATTGTAGTGCTTGGGTTTGAATTAAATGGTCGCAATGATTGCTCAAATTTTAAATTATCGCCTAAATCAGTAAATAATTTATCAGCAATATCGGGTTGATCTGGATTTGACTCTACCACTAATTGTTTGGCTTTTATTAAAATATCATTACTTGTTGAATCAATATATGCTGCCGGTGCAGGTTTTTTATTTGGATTATAATCATAATCTGTTAACATTACATTATTAAATGGATTAATTGATGTTGGTTTTGTAAATGTATCATCGGAAATAATAATATTATTTTGATTTAAATATGAAATACCTGCATCATCAAACCCCTCAGATTTTTTATCTTTTATTTGTTGGGTTTTATTCGGTTCGTGGTAATAATACAATATAAAAATTGCAAATAATGTTATTGCTAATATAACAAGAATTCTTATATTCTTTGTTAATAAAAATGAAATAATAGAAATAATAATTATAGTTCGAGATATTGCATTTAATTTTTGTTCATATGTCATTGTTTTAACTGGAAATAATTCAAATATATATTCTTGTTTTAAAAGCATATTTGGATCATCCGACCAAAATTTAATATCTTTTGGTTCATTGTTAATTGGTGTTGTATCAATTGATGTATCAATAGGTATTGGATTAAGTTGCATATTTGTAGAGTCGGGTTGTGATGTAGTTTTATCTAATTTACTATGTTCTTTTAAATTATAATATTTACTTTGTGGTAAAGACATAGACATATATATTTATCATTATATTATGTTCCTATTATTCTTAGCTAAATATTATGATTTATCGATTTGAAATGTATCGCATTTTGTTTCATCTGGAACAATTTTTAAAATGCATTTTGATTTATAACCATGGATTGGTTCAGTACATCCTTTTTCTAAATGTTCTTTATTGCGTTTTTCAAATTCTTCTTTTGTAATTTTACATCTAGCGCGAAAATGTTCATATCTTTCACGAACATCCTCAAATGATAATCCAGATTTTTTATTAAGCATTTTATTTACAACCTCGTGTAATTTATAAATATATAAAGAAAATGTATGTCGCGATTCCATATTTTTTAATTTAAGGGGTAATCTTTTAAAATTTTTTTTTAAATTTTCACGACATTTACCACAAGGTAATACATTTTGTAAATTAAATATAAAATTCATATAATCGGTTTTTTGTTGACATGTAGGCGATATAGGATAATTAAAACTTATTGTATGTAACATATGCCATGTGCTTGGTCCCCAAACACTTGTCAGCATACCGTCATTACTTTGATAATGCTCAATTGAATATATATATTTTTTACGTGTTTTATTTTTTTTTTGACCACGTTTTCTTGTTTCTTTGGTCATCATCATATATTATAACTATATAAAAACAAAAAATAGAAACAAAAAATAAAAACAAAAAATAGAAAATAACTTATATTAAGTCAGTTATTTGAGTAAAATTCAAAAAAAAAATATAAATTATAATATTATACAATGGCAAATATTATTGAAATACTTTATCGTGATTATATTTATCCATATAAACGCATTTTATTAATTATATTTTTAATAATATTATTTATTATTGCATCAGTATATGCATATAATTGGTATGGTAAATCACAAGTTAATAAACCCGAATATGCTGATGTTGCAAATGCAAATCGGAGAGATAAAGCGGTTAGTGTTTTATTATTTAGCACAGAATGGTGTCCGCATTGTAAAACAGCAAAACCTAAATGGGAAGCATTTTGTGATAAATATAATGATAAGGTAATTAATGAATATAAAATTAGTTGCATTAATATAGATTGCACTAATAGTGAAGAGGATTCAAACGTTCAAGCGTCTATTCAAACATACGGTATTGAACATTATCCAACAGTTAAAATGTTAATTAATGATAAAATAGTGGATTTTGAGGCATCTGTGAATGAATCAAATTTAGAAAAATTTGTAAATACCATTATAAATCAGGAATAATTTTGTAAAAATATTTTAGCTGTATTTATACCATTATTAATTAATCGTTCTCTTTCCTCAATCGAATTTGTGCATAAATAAATATCATATAATGAAATGGGCTCTGATAATATAGTAAGTTCATGACAATATTTAATATTTACATATGGTATAGATTTTTTTAATATTTTATATATTAAAAATAATAAATAATCAAATATAGTAGACTCATCATTTAAATTACAAATAGTATTAATATTTTGACGATGTATACCAAGAACGGTTTCATCATCTGCCCCTAAATTTATACAATTTTCTATTGGATAATTGCATAACATTCCTCCATCCAAATAATGTATTGTATCTTTTGTAAATGGTGCAAATAATATAGGTAATGCAGCAGAAGAATATACTGCATCAATGACTTCCCAATCAGGATGTGTTTTATGTGAAATATTAATAGTTTCAAATTCATTTAAATTTGTAATATATAAATGCAAATCAATTTTAGTAATTTCATATAGTTGACGCATTGTTATATTTATTGGCATATCTAAACCTCCAAATAGTGGTTTAAATATATTTTTAATTATATTAATATCAAAAATTCCTCGTTTTTGAAATGAATTTATAATAGAATACATATTGAAATCAAACACTTTATTCCATGGTCGTTTTATTATATAATCATGTGTAATTTTCCATTCATATTTTAAAGAAATAATTGTTCCAAATATGGCACCTATAGATGTTCCATGAATCGATTCTGTATTATTAATATTCCAGAACCCATTCTCATGTAAATATTCTAATGCACCAAATGCAGAATAGCCGTATGCTCCTCCACCGGCAAAAACAATATGTTTTATGGTGGGTCTTGGTTTTAGTGGTGATTTTTGTATTGTTATATCAATACTATTATTATTTGTATCTTGTAAATCAACTTGATCCAAATTTATAATATTAGACATTATATTGTATTAAATATAATTTTTATATTTATTTTCTATTTATACTTATATTAAATTATGTCTTGTTTTTTATTTGCAAATGATGAGGAAACTACTGAAAAAGTAAATATAGATGAATTATTTGAAAAAAATCAGCGGCGCGATCAAAAACAATTATCAATTTTTAATAAAATCTTGGGTCGAATTCAGAATAGAATTAAAGTTACTGCTCGAAATAAACAAACTGATAAACATATTTGGTTTACTATACCGGAATATATTTTTGGTGAGCCAATTTATGATAAAACTGATTGTATTGCATATGTAATTACAAAGTTAGAAACTAACGGATTTTTTATAAAATATGTTCATCCAAATACAATTTTTGTATCTTGGGAAAAATGGGTTCCGTCTTATGTTCGACATGAATTAAAGAAAAAAACCGGAATAGTAATAAATGAAAAGGGAGAAATTATAGAAAAACGTGATGAAAATAATCAAGATGCTATATCACCTGATGATATAAACGCAAAATTATTCAATGATAAAAATGGTAATACTGCAAAGTTAATGCAAGGTAAACAACAATATAATTCTATAGGGTCTTATAAACCAACTGGAAATTTAGTTTATAATTCAGAAATATTTGAAAAAATTGAAAAACGATTAAGCTAATCAACGAGTTTTACGTTTATTACGTTTAGTATAATATTTATGACGTTTATATTGTTTTATATTTTTACGTGTTTTTATTTTTTTTTGTTTTTTACTACCTCCAAATCCAAAAATACTTCCTTTTTTTGGTTTATCTTGAATATCATATCCAGCAATTTGTTTTAGTATACTTATGCGTATTTCGGGGTCTTTGAATAAATCACATACTTTATTATCAATTATATTTCCAAATTGATCTACAATTTGCTTAATTAAACACTTTATTATATTAGTAATTTTATTAAAATTGCCACCAGATTGTTGGTTGTATTTTGAAATATATTTTTTACTACCTCCAGATGATTTGGTATTTGGATTATTCAATTGTTTTATTATTTTAGTATCAATACTTGATTTATCTACAATATTACCAATATTTGATTTAATACAAGATTGTAATATTTTTGTTATTTTTTCTATAATTTCATATTGTTTTTTATTAAGTTGTTCAGATGTTATGTTTTGTGTTGGTATATAGGTTTTAAAAATATTAAAAATATTTGTGGATTCTTTTTGGGTTGATGCATCGACTGGTGTATTGTTTTTTGTTTGGGCTGATGTATTTTCTGATGCATTGGCTGATGTATTGGCTGATGCATCGACTGGTGTCTTGTCTGATGCATCGTCTGATGCATCGGCTGATGCATCGACTAATGTCTTGTCTGATGCATTATTTTGTTCTGGTTGAATTTTTGGTTTATCATCACCCTCTCCACCACTTTTTTTATTACTATCACTTAATATATTATCAATTATTTTATTTATTTTATCTGTAATTATTGGTTTACCAAAATTAAATGATTCTTTAACTTTGTTATTAATAATTATATTAATTTGTTCAAATACATCATCAAATAAACATAAAATAATAGTTTCAAATATTTTTGGTGTAGGAGATTCTTGTTTTGTTTCAGTTTTTGTTGTTGTAGTTTTAGTTAAATTTGTAAATTCTTCCTCTTTTAAATCTTCTACTTCTTTAATTTCATTATTTTCTAATAGTTTTTTTACAATATCTGATGTTTTATGGTTTTTTAAAGATTCTTTTAAAGATTCTTTTAAATCTTTAAAAATTTTATTAATATTTGTTTTTGGTGTTGTAGTTAAATTGTGTGCTGGTGCGTGTGCTGGTGCGTGTGCTTGTTCTTGTGTTTGTTTTTGTGCTTCTGCTTCTGTTAATTTTTTTGCTTGTGTTAATGCTTCTGTTAATTTTTTTGCTTGTGCATCTGCTTGTGTTAATGCTTCTGTTAATTTTTTTGCTTGTGCATCTGCTTGTGTTAATGCTTCTGTTAATTTTTTTGCTTGTGCATCTGCTTGTGTTAATTTATCTGCTTCTACTTGTGCTTCATTTAATTTTGTTTTAAAACTGTTTAATTGTTCAATTTGTGTATTTAATATTCGCAATTTAATAATTTTTCTTTCTTCACTATTTTCTGAATTGTCAATGAGTCCATCAATATTTTTTTTAATTGATTCTTTTATACGTTCACCAAGTTGATTTTGCATTTCAGAAATATTTTGTTTTACTAATTTCATTAATAAAAACATAGTATATTATGTTATAGTATATATAAAATAATATATTATAAAATTGATAACATTATTATTAAAATTAATTGAATACATAACACGATAATAATAATGAATATAGAAACTGTTCAAGAACCAGTAAATAAAAATACAGCTAGAATATTTATAATAAATGTAAAAAAACATAAAAGTAATTTACCAAATATCATAGTTACAAAACCGGATAATATGATAAATCAAAATGATGTAAATAAAAATGAAGTAATTCTAAATGACTTGAATAAAAAACCGGATAATATAATAAATCAAAATGAGGTAATTATAAATGACTTAAATAAAAAACATATATCAAAGACTACTACTAAAAAAAAGAAAGGTTCACAATTAACTGCTCAAGATAAATCAAATTTATGGTCAGTATTTGATTTAGATAATCAAACAATTAAAGAAACAAATAATGAAACAAATAAACACATTCCAATTGAATGTATATATGATGAAACGGGAACCCGAAATTGTTCTTTATGTTCTGCAATTTTAATAATTATGGAAGATGGATTTCCTACATGCACAAATAAACAATGTGGATTAATTTATACTAAAACACTGGATTATTCGCCAGAATGGCGGTTTTATGGAGCGGATGATAAAAATGCAAATGATCCGACTCGTTGCGGTAATCCAATTAATCCGCTTTTAGTAGAATCATCATTTGGCTGCAAAATATTATGTGATCAAAAAGCATCATATGAAATGAAGAGAATACGAAAATGGACTGAATGGCAAGCTATGCCACACAAAGAAAAATCATTATATGATGAGTTTCAATTTATTACTATAATGGCACAGAATGCAGGAATACCAAAAATATTTATTGATGATGCAATGATAATACATAAGGATATATCCGAACAGAAAATGTTTAGAGGACTGAACCGTGATGGTATGAAATCTGCATCTATTTACATATCTTGTAGACTAAATGGTTGTCCAAGAACATCACATGAAATTGCCGAAATTTTTAGATTAGATAAACAAAGTGCAACATATGGGTGTTCAATGGCTGTAAATATTTTACAAAATATAGAACGTAATATAGACCCATCGCAACAAACTGACTTAGCAATAACTACACCAAGTTCATTTATTGACCGTTTTTGTAGTCGATTGAATATTTCACATGAATTAACTATGTTATCTAAATTTATAGCAAAGAAAATTGAGGAACAAAGTATAATTTCGGATAATACTCCTCATTCAATTGCTGCTGGAATAATATATTTTATATCACAAACGTGTAATTTAAATATTACAAAATTAGAAATTAAAAATATATGTAGTGTAAGTGAGGTTACTATTAATAAATGTTTTAAAAAATTAGATATTATTAAAACTCAATTAATTCCAGCATGTATTTTGGCCAAGTATAAATAATTATATAAAAATAATAAATTTATAAGTGATATAAAAATAGTGCAATATTAATGTTATAATTAATATGGATAAATACACTGATAATATAAATACATTATTAAAATCAATTGATAACACAAAGTATTTATTTGAAATGACTAAATGTTGTGGATATGGATTTATTTTACCAGTTTATAAAAACTATACATTAAATGAGTTTTATCATATTATGGATTTAGAGTTATCTCATTTAACAATTTCAAGTATTTATTTACAAAATGTAAATGGTGAACGTTTAGAATTTCCAAAAAATACAATAACTATTAGTGATTTTATAAATGAAAATCGAGCTTGGTTTATACCAATTTATCCATTACCTGCAAAAGTTGTATATAAAGTATTTTTTGATGATGGACATCATCATACACATGAATCTCATTCTTAAATTATATAAGTGTAATACCGTAAATTAAAAAAATAATAATATTTTATTATAATATTATGAATTTAGAACAAAACCCTAATTTAATTTATCATGAAAATATTCAATATTTTTTGGATGATTTTTTAGAAAAATCACAAAGTAATATAGAACAAGAACCTCTAAAAGAATCGGAACAAACGCAAGAACCTTTAAAAGAATCGGAACAAGAACCTTTAAAAGAATCGGAAGAATTCCAAGAACCTCCTAAAGAACCAGAACCAGAACAAGAACCTTTAAAAGAATCGGAAGAATTCCAAGAACCACCTAATGAACCAGAACAAGAACCTTTAAAAGAATCGGAAGAATTCCAAGAACCACCTAATGAACCAGAACAAGAACCTTTAAAAGAATCGGAAGAATTCCAAGAACCACCTAATGAACCAGAACAAGAACCTTTAAAAGAATCGGAAGAATTCCAAGAACCATCTAATGAACCAAAACAAGAACCTTTAAAAGAATCGGAAGAATTCCAAGAACCACCTAATGAACCAGAACAAGAACCTTTAAAAGAATCGGAAGAATTCCAAGAACCTCCTAAAGAACTAGAACAAGAACCTCCTAAAGAACTAGAACAAGAACCTCCTAAAGAACCAGAACAAGAACCTCCTAAAGAACCAGAACAAGAACCAGAACAAGAACAAGAACCTTTAAAAGAATCAGAACCTTTAAAAGAATCAGAACAAGTACAAGAACCTTTAAAAGAATCAGAACAAGTACAAGAACCTTTAAAAGAATCAGAACAAGTACAAGAACCTTTAAAAGAATCAGAACAAGTACAAGAACCTTTAAAAGAATCAGAA